ATTTTGGTGGAGCAATGATAGCTGACCCTATTAACTTACTTTCTTTTGGTATTGGTAAACAAGTAGCTAAAGAAACTTATCAGGTAGCTCTTAAAGAAGCTCTTAAAGGTAAAGTTGCTAAAGAAATAAGTGAACGAGCAATAAAAGAAGCACAAAAAGAAGCTACTAAAAAGGGATTAAAGAAAGCTGTTCTTAAAGGTGCGGCAGTAGAAGGTGGTATTGGTGCAGGAACAGGAGCATTACATAGTACACTTTTACAAACAACAGCAATACAAGCTGATATTAAAGATGAGTTTAGTCTTAAAGATTTAGGTATATCAACAGCCGCAGGATTTGGCTTTGGTACAATATTTGGCGGGACTTTTAGTTATGGTGGTTTTAAATTAACATCACGAAAATTAAAAAATAATTCTGTTAAAAACCTTGTTGATTTACATAATTATGGTCGTAGTGAAATAACAGGTAAAAGATTATTTGATGATTTAACTGCTACTAAAAAAGGAAATGATTTTTATAAGAATAAAACTAAAAAACAAATAGATGAAATAGAAGCAAAGAATAAAATTAATCCTAATGAAACAATAGACCAACGAATTAAAACATTACGAAAAACAGCTAAAGAAGGTTTACTTAATTCAGATAAACCTCCGAAGAGTATGTTTAACTATAAACGTATGTCTGATGGGACGTTTGGTACAACTGTATATTTAAAAAATGCGGTTAAAGAAATAGCAAATGTTTTAGAAGAACTATCAACAACTAAAACTTTTAAAATGATTAAAGAGAGTGCTGAGAGATTAGGCGTTAATCCTCAAGCTGTTATTAAAGCTATGGAAAAGTTTGGTACTCAAGGTAAAGAATTAGCGGCTACTGTCTTAGCTCACGATATGATTGTTCTCAAAAATATTGATGACATAAAAAGACTAGCAAGTATGTTGGAGTTTGAAAATTTAACTCCTGCTGAAAAAGTAAAAATATTAAAAGAATTATCAGAGAGAGACGATTTAGCAAAAGAATTATTAGTCATTAGAAAACAAGTACAAAATAATTTAGGTGTAGGTCTAGCGTCACTAAGAATTAATAGACAAGAAATGAATGTAGCGGAATTAATTGTTAATCCTCAAAATCCAAAATTAGCTAAACAAAAATATGAGGGTAATCCTGAAAACTTTTGGCGTGAGTTAGCTAAGTTAGATAGTAATGAAGCTATTGAAGACGCTATGAATAATGTTAGAAAAACAAATAGTTGGGATTTAGCGGCAGAGTACGTTAATAACAACTTACTTTCTTCTCCTGATACACACATATTAAATATAGCTTCTTCTCTTTTACAAACACAATGGAAACCTTTTGTTATGTTGCTTAGAGCGGCTAACATGGGTATTACAAAACAAGCTAGAGCAGGGACAGTAGCTAGAGAAGCACTGCAAACATACTTCTATCAATACTATTATATACTCCATGCAATACACGGATTAGGTAGAGGGTTTAGGCAGGGAAGACCTGTACTAGATGCTATGCAAATGAAAGTTGATAACAACATTCGTCAAGGTCAACTTCAAAGATGGTTAAATGAATGGGGAGATTTATTAAATGGTGGAGGTTTTGTTGGTAAAGGTTTAAATAAATTTGTTTGGAGACCTTCTTCATTTACATTAACGCTACCTCTAAGACTTCTTAGTGCAGGTGATGAGTTCTTAAAAACTATGACCTTTAAAGCTAGAGTAGCGGCACAAGTTAACTCAGCTATAATGAGAGAAAATCCTGAATTAATATCTAGTAGTTTTCTTCAATTAAAAAATAGAAAAGCCTATAAAGCAGAATTTAAAAGACGCTCTAAATTATATCAAGAAGAAAGTGGGAAAGCTATAGAAGCAGGGAATGTTAAAGGTACAACAGAAGCAGATGCTTTTGAAATTAATGACCCATTAGAATACGCAAGAGACACTTCTTATACGCAGTCTGCTCACCAAATGGCATTTGACCCTAAAACTGGTAAAAGATTGAAAGGAAACTTTACAGGTTGGTTATTAGGTCTTACTGCAAAACAAAGGTGGATGCGAGTATTTGGATTACACTTTATTAATACTCCGTCAAACTTATTAAAATGGAATTGGCAACACTTACCTATACTTGGTAGATACCAATTACAAATGCGTCACATGTTGGCAAAAGATAAAGTAACTGGTAAATATTTAAACCCTGAAAAAGCGGCGGAAGCTAATGCTAGAATACAAATGGGTTGGTTACTATGGGGAAGTGCATTTACAGCCGCACAATTTGGAATGGTTACAAGCGGTGGTTCTCCTAATTATAAAGAGAATGATGAAAGGACTGCAACAACTGGGTGGAAACCTTACGCAAGAAAAACACAAGATGGAAGATATATTAGTCTTAATAGATTAGACCCCTTTATGATGCCTTTCTTTATAGCGGCAGATTTAACAGAAGCAGTAAAAACAAATTTAAAGCATAATGAAGATTTACCTGAAGAAACAGAGAATAAACTTACAGAAATAGCTGTAGCTACAATAACTTCAGTGACAAGAAATTTAACATCAAAATTTTATACAAAAAATATATTAGAAACAGCAGATGTAATTTTAGGTGATGGTTTTATGAAGTCAAGAGACCCTGAAAGATTAGCAGGTTCATTAGTAGGTAGAGTTATGAATAAATTTGCACCACTATCAGGTATGATGAGATATATAAACAGAGTTGATGATGAGCATGAAAGACAAATTTGGGGATTTATGGATAGGGTAAGAGCTTTAAACCCTCTTGATGACCCTGAAGGAGTTATGCCTCAACGTAATATTTTTGGTGAAAAAATTAATAGAGAAAATGGGTGGTTATTTGGCTTAGGAGGTCAGACAGGATTATGGTCTTCTCCTTTTGCTATGACAGAATTTAAGAATAGTATCGTAGCAAAATTCTTTAATGAAAGAGATTTTGATTATACTGCTCCTAGTAAAATTGATAAACACACAGGAATAAACTTAAAAGAAATGAGATTTAAAGATGGTGAACATAAAGGTCAAACTTACTATGATAGGTGGTTAGAGATAAAGCAAGATATGAAAGTCTTTTATGCACCTTTAAAAAAAGAAGCGTCATTAAAAGAAATTATAGAACATCAAATTACTGACCCTACAAGTCAAATGAATAAACTACCTGAAGGTATTGTTGCAGGTGATGACTATAAACAAAAATTCTTATTAAAAATAGTGCATGATTTTGAGGGTGAAGCCTATGACATTATGTTTAAAGATAATGATGAATTAATAAAACTTCTTAAAAATAGAGAGTTATTTATAAAAGAAAAACTAAATTCATCTCTACAAATATGGCTTAAAGCCGTAAACGCTCAAAAATAAAGTTCCCTTCTTAGAAGAGAAATTCACAAATAAAGGATAAATATGGCTAATAGTTTTGTACGTTACACTGGTAACGGCAGTACAACTGCGTATTCTGTACCTTTTAGTTACAGAGACCAAGCAGATATTACTGTTACTGTAGCAGGTTCAGCTACAACAGCTTTTAGTTGGAATGGTGCAGGTACAACAATTACCTTTGACTCCGCTCCTGCTAATGACGCCGCTATTGAAATTAGACGTACAACAAGTCAAGGAACAAAATTAGTAGATTACGCTTCAGGCTCAGTATTAACAGAAAATGATTTAGATACAGACTCTAATCAAGGTTTCTTTATGTCTCAGGAAGCTATTGATGACGCAGATGATGTTATTAAATTATCAAATACAGATTTTCAATATGATGTAGGTACTAAAAAATTAAGAAATGTTGTAGACCCTACGTCAGCACAAGACGCCGCAACAAAGAATTATGTTGATACGGCGGCTACATCACAAGTAACTCAAGCAACAACTCAAGCAACTGCGGCGGCAAGTTCAGCGACTTCGGCGGCTACAAGTGCTACAAGTGCTTCGACTTCAGCTTCTACAGCAACAACTAAAGCTAGTGAGGCTAGTACGTCAGCTACTTCAGCTTCGACTTCAGCTTCAACAGCTACGACAAAAG